TCACGATGCCGCCGCTTCATCTGCCACCGTCAGCAATGAAATTACACTAGGCAATACCAGCGTAACTAAATTTAGAGTACCGGGTCTTAACTTCATCATTAAAGACAGCACTGCTACGGAAGATTATGTGTTGACCGTTGACTCTAGCGGTGAGGCAGGATGGGAAGCTGCTGCTGCTGGAGGTGCTTCAGAAATCAATGGCCTTAGTGATGGTGTTACCAACTCATCTGGTGGTACTCTTGGTCTCGGAACAGGCGCACTTGCTGCTGATGATGGTAGTGCTAACAAGAATACTGCGGTGGGTAAAAACGCTTTAAACGACGTTACTACCGGCGCTTCAAATGATGCTTTTGGTAATGAGGCGGGAGCGCTAATCACGACTGGCACTACAAATTTAGCTATTGGCGCTGGTTCTATGGCAGCAGTTACTACCGCAGCTAGTAACATCGCAATCGGCAACAGAGCTATGGAAAAAGCTACGGGACAGCATAATGTTTTTGTAGGTAAAAGTTCTGGTGAAGGCGGTAGCGGAGGTGGTGCGGCAAAAAGGAATGCTGCTTTAGGTTATAGCTCTTTAGAAAAAATAACTTCCGGCGAAGATAATGTAGCAGTCGGAAATCAAGCTGGCCTCTCAATAGCCAATGGCAATAAGCACGTAATGCTGGGAGGTAATGCAGGTGACGCGTTAACCGCAGGCGAGAACACAATATGTATTGGTTACAATAGTGCCGCCTCTAGTACCACTGTGTCTAACGAGATTACTTTAGGCAATACGGATATTACTAAGTTTAGAGTACCGGGTCTTAACTTTATTATTAAGGACTCTACTGCTACGGACAATTACGTCCTTACCGTAGATTCTAGTGGTGAAGCTGGCTGGGAGGCTGCTGCTGGAGGTGCTACAGAAATTGATGGCCTTAGTGATGCTAAAACATTTAACTCTGGATCAAGCATAGGTATTGGAACTGGCGCAGCCGCTGCTGTATCAGGTAGTGCATCTTTAACAGCAGTAGGTTTTGAAGCAGGAAACGATTCTACTACGGCAATTCTTGCTACATATATTGGTCACGGAGCGGGTTCTAAGGCAACAGGTAGCCGTAACACTATGATTGGTGGTTTTAACGCAGATCAAAGTAGTTCGGGTACAGCTACAGGTTCGTGGAATACTATTGTCGGCGTTGAAAGTATGCGTAATTTAACGACAGGCCAGCGTAATCTTTTTGCAGGTACAAATATAGCTGAAGCAGGGACGACAGCAAGTTACAATGTTGGGGTTGGCGCAACCTCCTTAAATGCTCTTACTACTGGTACTCATAATGCAGCTTTAGCTTATCAAAGTTTAGGAAAACTTACTACTGGTACTTACAATATAGGAATAGGACATCAAGCAGCATATAACGCAACTACTCCTACTAACACGGTTGCTATTGGCAGAGGCGCTTTAGGTACGGGTGTTCTTACTGGTACTGACAATATTGGTATTGGCAGAGGTGCCGGTGCAGATGTGACCAGTGGCGAACACAATTTTTTTGCAGGCTTTAATGCAGGTGCTAATGCAACTACTCCAGAAAACACTATTGCTATTGGTTATGGAGCAATAGATACGGGTGTTCTTACAGGCGATAGTAATATTGCTATTGGAAAATGGGCAGGGCAGGACTTAACTAGCGGCACCCTTAACTTTTTTGCTGGCTTTAACGCTGCTAGTAACGCAACTACAGCGGGTTACAGTGTTGCTATTGGTCCTTACTCTTTAGGCGGTGCATCGGGGAGTGCTGGTACAGCTAGCACCAATACTGCTGTTGGCTATGGTGCGGGACAAAATGTAACTAGCGGCGGAAACAACGCTTTCTTTGGAGCATACGCAGGTGGTGCTGTGACTACTGGCGCTAACAACACCATCATTGGTAGAGATGCTGGCGATGCCCTAACAACCGGCGGAAACAACACTCTTATTGGACACGATGCAGCAGCGTCAGCCGTAGGTGTTAGCAATGAGATTACATTAGGCGATGGCGTCATAAGCGCTTTGCGCTGTCAAGTAACTAGCATATCTGCTTTGTCAGATCGAAGAGACAAGAAAGACATTAAAGAACTGCCAATTGGACTTGACTTTATTAACGCACTAAACCCTGTCGAGTTTACGTGGAATATGCGCGATGGTGCAAAGGTAGGCCAAAAAGAAGCTGGGTTTATCGCTCAAGAATTAGACGAAGCACAACAAGATGCTGGCGTCGAAGAGCTTATGAATCTAGTTTTAAAGAACAACCCAGACAAGCTTGAGGCTGCTCCATCTAAGCTAATTCCTGTATTAGTTAAGGCTATTCAAGAATTATCTGCTGAAGTTAAAACACTTAAACTTTGTCAATGTAATACATAAGGAAAAAATAAAATGTCAGAAGAACTAACATCCGAACAAATTGCCCAACACTACTCAGCAGCAATGGATTCTGTAAATTTAATTAATGCTGTTATAGCATCACCAGATGATTACGCTGATGATGAAACTATTCTTAATCGTAATGCAGATCATCTACGACTTGTTGTAGAATGGGACTTCTGGACTACAGAAGACATGACCCCTTTTACTGACGCTATTACTGCTTCTGGAGTCTAAATGCCTGCTTTTTCACCTTTAGCCACTACACCTCTAGCGCATACAACTTTAATTTTTGCTAGTTCTGTAAGTGCTACAGGTGTAGCAGGTACATCTGCTGTAGGTACTTTAACTACAAGTTTAACAAAAGCACTTACTAATGTAGTAGGTACAACTGCTGTTGGTTCTGTAGTTACACCTCAGACAAAAGCACTGACGGGTGTAGCAGGAACAACCGCTGTAGGTACTTTAGGTACAACTATAGCTCCTGTAGTTATAACAGGTGTAGCAGGAACAACTGCCGCTGGTTCAGTTAATGTTCTTTCTGGCGGTGTGTCAATTACGGGCGTAATTGGTACTACCTCTGTAGGCTCTCTTAGCTTTACGTCTACAAACAATATAACACTTAGTGGTACTTCTAGTACAGGCAGTGTTGGTTCACTAACAACCGCTTTAGACGTAGCTCTATCTAGTGTGTCTGCTACGAGTTCTGTAGGTACAGTAAGTGCTACTGTAAGTGAGGCTGTTTCACTAGTAGGCGTAGCTGCAACATCTAGTGTTGGTTCTGTTACCCTAACGGCAACTAGTAACATTACTGCAAACGGTGTAACAGGTACATCAAGTGTAGGTTCTATCGGGGGTAGTGTTTCTAAAGCCCTCACTGCTGTAGCTGCAACATCTAGTGTTGGTTCTATTCAGACTAGCTTAGTTAAAGCACTTACTGGAGTAACGGGTACTTCAAGCGTTGGTTCTGTTACACCAACATCCTCTAGTAATATTACCGTAAGCGGTGTATCAGCTACTTCAAGCGTAGGTTCTGTTTCACTTACTGTAGTTTCAACTGTTTCAATAACAGGTGTAGTAGGCACTACCGCAGTATCCGCTGTCACATCTTTACTTACTACTAATGTAGCGTCCGTATCTGCAACAGGTTCTATTGGTTCTTTAACTATTGAAGTTAATAGTACAGTAGAGGTATCACAAGATAGCTTAATTTCTTCAGTAGGTAGTGTTAGTAGTTCTATAGAAACAAATGTTACTGGTGTTTCTTCTACTATATCTTTAGGTACTGTATCTTTAGAGGTAAATACTAATATTGAAGTTGTAGGTGTATCAGCAACACATAGTATTGGTATACTAAAGACTAACATAGTAAAAATACTTACTGGCAATGTTTCTACTTTTGCAGTGGGTTCTGTAGGTGTAGCTAATGACTTTACACTTTCAAGTGTTTCGGGTACTATAAGTACTAACAGTGTTACCGCATCTGGTGTAACCTTTAACTTTAATAATGTTAAAACACTATACAGTAGAAAACGCTGTGTATATGTACCGAGAGCCGCATAATGTCAACAGCATTTGATAGAACAGCCAACGTACCTTTTGAAAATCGTATGGTTACAGTAGCTAGACAGTCTACCACAAACGACAGAATAGTAGAAGTACCTAAAGAAATACGTTCCGTTTATGTAGAACGTCAGTTAGGTACTTTTGATCGAACAGTATACGCAACGGAGTAATTATATGTCATTCAAATGGCCCATTAAAGACCCAGATGAAACACTAGATTACAGTGTAGATTGGCTACGTTTTTTAGGGGACGCTACAATTAGCTCTGTTATTTGGTTTGTTAAAACTAGTGAAGTAGGCAAGACACAATTAGGGTCAGGGCAAACTTTAACTACTGCTTCTAGCAGTGCAGTTACTGACGACATTCAAAATGTATCACAATCTAATACAAGTACCGTAGCAACCATTAACATTGGTGGTGGAGTACTAAATAGAGAATATACCTTCTCGTGTAAAATGACTGACAGTACAGGAAGTACAGCAGAGCGGTCTATTAAATTATCAATAAGAGAGAAATAATGGCATACAATTTTCTCGGTCTAGTAAACGAAGTTAACCGTAGACTAAACGAAGTTGAGTTAACCTCAAGCAATTTTAGTTCTTCTAATGGTTTTTATGCTCACGCTAAAGATGCAGTCAATGCGTCTTTACGCTACGTTAATCAATCAGAGTATGGATGGCCTTTTAATCACGTAACACAAGAAGACGTGCTTACAGCAGGCACAACAAGATATCCATTTCCTAATGACTGTAAAGTAATTTCGTTTGAAACATTTAGAATTAAAGAAGACTCTACACTAAACAACAATACTAAAAAACTAAAAATAGTTAATTATGAAGAATATTTAGAAAAAAGTATTTCACAGGAATACAAAACAAGTACCTCAAATAATGCTCTTCCTAACTATGTATTTCATGCACCGTCTTTAGAGTACGGAATGGTTCCTCCACCAGATAAAGCCTACACAGTAGTATATGAGTACTATCGCATTCCCGTTGACTTAGAAATTTCTACAGATGTTCCAGCTATTCCTGAACGCTTTAAACATATTATTGTAGATGGCTCTATGTATTATGCTTATTCTTTTAGGGGTGACGCTCAAATGGCAGGGTTGTCCCTTCAAAAGTTTGATGACGGAATCAAACATATGCGTAGTATGCTAATTAATAGATTTGAATACCTACGTAGCTATATGGTTTCAAACAATCAGGGAAGTGGTCGTTTTGCTGCTTCCTCTTCTAACGCAGGTTCTTCATTGGATTCACTATAATGGAAAAGTGGCAAACATTCCCAGTAGAGTTTAGGGGTGGTCTTGTAACCAATCTTAGTCCTTTACAGCAGGGTATAAATGCTCCGGGTAGCGCTACTATCTTACGTAACTTTGAGCCTTCTATTGAGGGTGGTTACAGGCGTGTTAATGGCTTTGATAAATACGATAGCACTATTGTTCCGCCTTATGGTTTGCCTGTTGTTCACGGTGCCTCACAAAGTGGCACTACTCTTATTATAGCTAACATACATAAAACACCAGAAGCAGGTGACACTTTTACAGTCACAGGTGTTTCCGGTACATATACTATTGCGTCTGGTGGTGTTAGTTTTGATGCTACAAACAACAGAGCAACTTTAACTTTAACAACATCCTTAGATAGTAGTCCTGCTAATGCTGTAGCTGTTACTTTTGTAACCACAACCACAGAGCATATTTTAACAGGACTAGCAGTATTTGAAGATACTGTGCTTGCACAAAGAAACTTTGATATATTTAAAACAGCAGGTTCAGGCTATACTCATGTAAACGTACCTACGTATGGTACTGTATTAGTCAACGCAGGTTCTCAAAGCGGTTCTACTTTAGCTGTAGACGGTCTGTCTGCTGCACCTCGTGCGGGTGACGTATTTAAAATTGCTGGTATAAATTTAGTATATACAGTTACAGCTAACGCTACTGTTAGTTCTGGTGAGTCAACACTTGCTATTGATCCTGCACTAGCTAGTAGTCCTGCTGACGATGCAGCAGTTACTTTTTTGTCTATCTCTCGTGACGGTGCTAGTAAATTAAGATTTGACCGTTATAACTTTGACGGTACAGATAAGATGATATTAGTAGATGGATCAAATGCTCCTGCTATTTATAATGGTACTACATTTACTGTTTTAAACAGTGCGCCGTCAGATGTAGTTGGGGCCGCACACGTAAAAAACTTTAAAAATAACTTGTTTTTTGCTAAAGGTTCTGCTATAACTTTCACAGCAGTATATACTGATACAGACTTTACCGCTGCTAACGGTGCAGGTACTATTAATGTAGGCGATGATATTACAGGACTATCTGTTTTTAGAGATACTTTATTTATATTTACAGAAAATGCTATTTTTAAATTAGCTGGTTCTACCATAGCTGACTTTAGACTAGACCCTGTAACAAGAGACATTGGTTGTTTGGCTGGAGATTCTATTCAAGAGGTCGGCACCGACGTTATGTTTTTAGCGCCCGATGGTCTTAGGTTATTAAGTGCAACAGAACGAATTGGTGACTTTAACTTTGCTAATATATCTAAAGCAATTCAAAGTGACTTTACAGACTTCGTTTCTTCTAGTACCGTTTTTTCTAGTTTAGTTATTAGGTCTAAGTCTCAATACAGAATATTAGGATATGCTGCGTCATTTACTAAAGAAAACTCTAAGGGCGTAATTGTTACACAGTTAGCTCAAGAAGGTGGTGGTGGTGTTGCATGTGCTGAAACTAGAGGCATTAAAGCACACGTAGCAGACAGTCATTTGCATGAAGGTGTTGAGTATATAGTTTTTGGTAATAACGATGGTTACATATATCAACTTGAACAGGGTAATAGCTTTGATGGTTCAGATATACAAGCAGCATTTTCAACACCACATTTGCCACTAGCTGATCCGAGAGTACGTAAGACTTTTTACAAGATGTTTTTATACACAGACCCTAAAGGTACAGTAACTATTAGTGCAAACTTAAAGTTAGACTTTGATAGTATATCGAGCATTCAACCCGATGCTATCAGTATAAACAATTTAGTAGCTGGCGGTTCTAGTGATGTTTCTTTATATAGCTCTGCCGTATATGGTACAGCAAGATTTGGCGGTAAATTACAATACGTATTTGAGGCACAGCTAATAGGTTCAGGATACACAGGGTCTTTAAACTTTACTAGTAACGGTACAGACCCATCATTTGCACTAGATGCAATGACAATAGAATACGCTAACAACGCGAGGAGATAATAATATGGGAACGGGTTATACAAGAAATGACGCATCTAATAATATTGCTACGGGTAATGTTATTAATGCGGCTGATCTTGATGGTGAATTTGATGCCATTGTTACTGCCTTTGGTACGTCAGGACACACACATGACGGAACTGCGGCAGAGGGTGGTCCCGTTACTGTTGTAGGTCCAGTACAAGATTTTGTTGTTAGTGCAGGCGAAATCAAACCTAAGACTACTAATACATTAGATATTGGTACAGCGTCTTTACAATTTAAAGATATGTACATTGATGGTATAGCTTACATTGATGGTATTGGTGAAGATGTTCTTGTAGCCACAGACAAAAAGATTCAACTGCGTGACACAGCTATTAGTATTAACTCTAGTACAGACGGTCAGCTTGACATTGATGCAGACGGTGAAGTAGAGATTGCTACAGGTACGCTAGACGTAAATGCTACAACTACTGATATTAGCGGTACACTAACAGTAGGTGGCACGCTAACTGCCAGTAGCGGTGGTTCTTTAACAGGAACGTGGTCAAACTTAGGTACAGTTACTACTGTAGATATTAATGGAGGCACTGTTGATGGTGCTGTTATTGGTGGCGCTAGCGCGGCTGCTGGTACGTTTACAACTCTTACTGCTACATCCCTTAACTCTACAGCTGTTGGCAACTCGTCGGCCTCTACAGGAGCCTTTACTACACTTACAGCCTCAACCAATTTAAATGTTAATAGCTCTACTACCATTACAGGAATACTAGACGAAGATAATATGGCTTCTGATAGTGCAGCTAAACTAGCTACACAGCAATCCATTAAAGCCTATGTAGATAGTCAAGTAGGTACTGCTGATACATTAACTGAAGTTTTAGGTAATGGAAATAGCACAAGTGGCACTAACATTGTAGTTACTAGTGGCGACTCTATTACAACAAACACTATTAGTGAAACGACATCTGCTTCTGGTGTGACAGTTGATTCCCTACTAATTAAAGATGGTGGCATTACAGCGGCAGGCACTTCTACATTTGCGGGTCAAACTATTAGCAATCTGGGTACTGTTACTACAGCAAACATTGATGGTGGTACTATTGATGGTACTAACATTGGTGCTAGTAGTGCAGGGACAGGTGCTTTTACTACACTTACGGCAAGCACTAGCTTAAATGTTAATAGTTCTACAACGATTACCGGCGTACTTGATGAAGACAATATGGCTTCTAATAGTGCGGAAAAACTTGCAACGCAACAATCTATTAAAGCCTATGTAGACAGTCAGGTCGATACAGTAGACACACTAGCAGAAGTACTAGCTATTGGTAACTCTACAGGCGGAACTAATGTTGTTGTGACAGCAGGAGACGTTCTTACTACTAATACAATCAATGAAACAACGGGTGCATCAGGCGTAACCATTGATGGTGTACTGCTTAAAGACAGTGTTGTAACTGGCAACGTAACCGGCAACCTTACCGGCAATGTTACAGGCAATGCTTCTGGTAATGCTGGAACTGCTACTAAGTGGGCTACTGCTCGTACAATAACGCTTACAGGAAATGTAACAGGAACGTCTGGTGACTTTGATGGTACAGGAAGTTTAAGTTTTGCAACTAGCATTGCTGCTGGTGCTGTAGATACAGATGAACTTGCAGCAGATTCCGTAACGGCAGCTAAGATTGATGATAATGCAGTAGGTGCTGCCGCCTTAAATGTTAGTGGTAATGGTACAAGCGCACAAGTATTAGCATCTGACGGTGATGGAACCTTTAGTTGGGTAACACCTCTTGCTGTGTCTAGTCAAACACTAGCAACAAATGGTAGTACTAATATAGGTTCGTTACAACTAAGGTGGGGTTTTGTTTCAGACCCTACTAACGGAGACACTGTTTCTTTTACCTCTGCTTTTAGTACTGCTTGTTTAAATGTGCAGACTACTGCTTCTCACAGTGGAGCGGCTGCGGCTGGTTTTGCTGTTAACACACTAACAACATCCGGCTTTGACGTTCAAGTATCAGATGGAAGTATTGATGGGTTTTATTATTTAGCGATTGGACATTAATAATATGTTTGATCCTTCAGGAAAAACCCTCATAGACTGGTCTGCTATTACAGTAACATTGGGTGCTGTAGTTCAAATACTGCCTGCTATAGCATCTGTACTTTCTATAGTGTGGTTATCTTTAAGAATATATCAAACGATGAATGAAATAAAAAATAAGGATTAAGATAT